GCGAGATCCTCGTCTTGTTCAAGGAAATGCAGGCTCTCGGCTGGGTCGAGAATTACGACCAGTTCAAGGCGGAGCTCGTGGTGCAGCGCGACCCCACCGACCAGAACCGAATCAACTGCCTGATCCCGCCCGACATCATCAACAACCTGTTGGTCACCGCGGCGTCCATCCAGTTCCGAAAGTAATCCATGGCGAAAACCACTGGTACAGTCATTGTGCGCCGCGATGGGCAGTCCCTTCGCAGTAAGACCGGCAAGGCTACGATCATGCTCGGCGGCGTCGAGCGCGTCCCCGTCTTTGCGGATGGCGGCATCGCCGGCTACGCCGAGAAGCCCGTCGCATCGAAAGTCACGCTCACCATCGTCCACGACTCGACTGTGGACTTGATTGCCATCTCTCGCGACACGAATGTCTCGCTCGAGTTCGCCTGCGACTCCGGTCCGGTGTATCTCGTCGGCGGAGCGTTCCTCAGCAAGCCACCGGAGCTCAACGCGGGCGAGGCGGACGTGCAGCTCGAGTACGAAGGCAACGCTACGATTCAGCGCTAACGCATAGCGCGGAGGAGGCTCCCATGAAATTTGTTCTGAAACGGCCGTTCAAGTCGCCGATCGGCGCGCAGTCCCTGATCACCGAGGTCACGCTCCGCGAGCTACTCGCAGACGATGTGGTCGAAGGATTCAGCGCGGCGGAGAAGACCGCCAAGCAGTTCCGTTCGATGATCGAGCGGACAGCCAGCATCCTGCCCGAAGAGCTCGGCAAGATGGGCGCGGCGGACTACCTTGAGCTGCAAGGCTTCGTGGCCTACCAGTTGAACGGCGGCGACCCCGCCGCGTACGGCAAGGTCGATCCCGACCCAAAAGCTACCGCCACCCCCTCCACCTGATTCAGGAGGTGGTGACGGCGTTCAGCTGGACGCCTGACACGATCGGCAAACTGTCGCTGACCCGGCTCCGGTTCTGGGCTGGGATCGCCCAGGAAAAGCTGAAGCATTCGGTGCTATAGTTCACCATGGCGAAGCCCACCCTTGCCGAGTTGCAGCTGCAGATTCAGATGCAGGGTATGGGCAAGCTTGCCCAGCTCACGGACGCACTCAAGCGTGTCGGCGGGGCAGAGATTCGTCGACAGATGGATGCGCAGGCACGTGCGCTGCTCGGAATAGAGCAGGCCGCATCCAAGGCCAACAAGCCCCTAGGTCTGTTCTCCGGAACGCTCGGGGGGATTGCGAAGTTCGGCCTCGCGGCGATGACGATCAAGCGCTCCTTCGAGTTCGTCGGCGGGGCTGTGTCGAACGCGCTCGACCCGCTCATCCGGTTCCAGCAGACGATGGCCCAGGTCCGCACCAAGGGCACATACACTGCGCGAGACACCGCCGATCTCGGCGAGTTCATGAAGCAGAATGTTCGAGAGGGCTCCCAGTTCGGAATCAACCAACAGGCGGAAGCGGCCGTCGATCTCGCAGCAAGCAATCTAAGCCCCGGCCAAGTCAAGGCCGTCATGCCGACCGTGTTGCGGTTCTCCCAGGCCACGGGGGCGAGCACAGCTGAGTCGTCGAAGATGTTGACGAACGTCGCCAACATGTTTAAGACGGACCTGAGCGATCCGGTCGCAATCGAGAAGCTCGCGGCGCAGATCAACAAGGCCGCGAACATGTCGACGATCGGCGTGTCCGACATCTTCCACACGTTGAAGTACGTGGGCACCCAGGCCGGCATCGCCGGCATGGACCCGGCTCAGGTCCTTGCCATGACGGCCATCCTCGGCAACCAAGGCATTGTTGCCAGCAAAGCCGGTACTGGCATGCGCAACCTGTTTGCCGCCACTACCCGCCCGCCGCGCCGCGGCAAAGTGGCTGCCGCACAGCTGGCAAGCATCGGCATGACCCAGAAGGACATTCAAGCGGGCTTCACGGATCTCCCGCGACTCCAAGAGGAGATCGGGCGGCGCATACAAGGCTGGCGCAAGGGCAAGGACGGCAAGTGGGTGCAGTCCGCTAAAGCCCTCTCGGCCGCCCAGGAAGCCGCATTCAACTCGATCCAGTACGGACAATACGGCTCTACGACCAGCGCCGTACTTACGCGTGCTGCTAGCTCGGGTGTCCTAGGAGAGATCACGCGCCGCAACATCAAGAAGAACGACGCGGGCGAGTGGGTCTTCGACTCCAAGAACGCCATCATCGAATTTCAGAAGGCAATCTCGGACACCGGGGATTCGCTCAAAGAGACGTCCGAGATCATGGGCGAGCAGCTTGCGGGCCGCCTCGCCAAGGTTGATGCGAAACTTGAGTTGCTGAAGGTCACGATGGGGGAGCGCTTCATCCCGCAACTCGAGAAAGCAATCGACTGGGCCGACAAAACTGCTGCGGCTGTCGAGAAGTGGGTGCGGCAGAATCCGGAAGCGATCAACCAATGGGGCCGCGCATTCGAGTCCCTCGGTATGGCCTTGTCTAACATGCAACCGGTTGTGGGCTGGCTCGCCGACAGGTTCGCAGACCTGGGTATGATCTCCAAGCCTGTTACGCGTAAGGATGTATCTGTCGAGGATGACGCGAACGCCAAGAAGCAGTGGATCGACCAATGGGAGAAGCAGCACATAACCGGCTTCCTTACTCAGGGGCAGCGCCGCGAGGCGGCCGAAGAGGCTTACAGGCAAGGGCCAGGCAAGGCCGATGATCTAGAAACTGCACGCAAACGGCGAGCCCTCGAGAAGGGCGGTGGCGCGGAGAACGAGCTGTACGGCCAATCCCGCGTCGATCTTAGAATCCATCTCGACGATAACGGTAAGCTGCAAGCCTTCGTCGATAAGATGTCTAAGGGCGAGGGCGGGCCGGTCATGCGTACGCAGGTGACGAACGCGCTATGAGCTACCTCACAGAAAAGCAGCCGGCATCCTTTCGCGGCGTCAAGTTCTTCGTCAAGAGCCACAAGACCGCGGTCGGGCGAAAGACGGCGATCTACGATTTGCCGTTCAATGACAACGGCGCCGCGACTCTCGATCTAGGCCGCCGCCCGCGCAAGTACAAGATCTCCGCAGTCCTGATCGAGACGCCAGACTCGTCGTTGCGAGAGCAGCGCGAAGCGCTCGTCGCCGCGCTCGAGACCCGCGACCCCGGCCTGCTCATCCATCCAGTCTACGGCCGCAAGCAGGTCGTAGCTCAAGGCGAGATCGATCTGATCGAGTCGACCGACAACGGCGGCGTGCTCGAGGTCGAGTTCGAGTTCATCGAGGCCCGCGAGAAGCCCGGAGCGGCCCCCAAGCCTTCACCCAAAGCTGACATGATCTCGAAGGCGCGCAAGTTGCGCACCGATGCCGGCACGACGATGAGTGGCGGATTCCTGACGAACGTTCCCGATCTTGTTGCCGCCTCGAACCTGCGCACGCTCGATGAAGTGTTGACTGATCTCACGCGCATCAACCAGCTCGTAGGGGCTGCGCTCGCCGTACCTACGCACTTCGCACATCAGATTACCGCCATCACGAATCAGGCCGCAGAGCTGCTGAACACGCCGCAGGCGCTCTACAACACGCTCGACTCTCTATTCGCGGAGCTGCTGCAGGCCGTGCGCACGATCACGGATGCTTCTGTGACCTCTGCCGGCGGGCTCGTGACACTCGACTCGATCACCGTCGCGCTCGCGGCCCTGGGTTCGGATGCTCCTACCCCTGTCGGCGAGACGCAAACCCGCATCGACGAAAGGACGAACCATGCTCTGCTTCTGCAAACTCTGCGTGCAAGTGCGTTGGGCAGTCTTGCAGAAACCGTCGCCGAAACGACGTTCTCTGCCGCTAACGACGCACGAAATGTACTTCAGACCCTGACCGACGCCCTGGCCTCTGTCAGTGACGAGCCGATCGCAGACATCGAGCCCGAGCAGCAACTCGTCGAGTCGTTGCGGGACGTCGCGGCATCCTCGGTCGTGCGTCTCGGCAGCGTGGCCGGCACGCTTGCCGAGCTGACCACATACACCCCACCGACCACGTTGCCTGCGATTGTAGTGGCCTACAATCTGTACGCGGATGCGACCCGCGAGGATGAGATCCTCGAGCGCAACCCCCATGTTGTGCACCCGCTCTTCGCCCCGGGGCGCACTGACCTTGAGATTCTAGCCCCGTGAGTGCTCCTGATCAGATAACGCTGGTCGTGGACGGCGGGGAATACGCGGGCTGGACGCAGGTCGAGGTCGAGCGCAGTCTCGACCGCTTCGCGCACAGCTTCGACTTGGGGTATACGGACCGCTGGTCGGAGGCGGCCGAGCCGTGGCCGATCCGCCCCGGTGCCACCGCCCAGATCAAGTACGGCAACCACATTCTGATCACGGGCTGGGTGGAGGCGAGCACCTTCTCTGCGCAGCGCGATCAGTGGCGCCTGCGCGCGCAAGGGAGATCACTAACCGGAGATCTCGTCGACTGCGGCGCCCTGTTCAAGACCGGGAACTGGAACAACCAGTTGCTCCGCGTGATCGCGAATGACCTGGTTTCACCGTACGGTTTGGCGGTCGAGCTGTCGATTCCCGACAACGAACCAATCCGCAAGTTCACGATCGAGATGGGAGAGTCGGTCTACGATGCGCTCGAAAGGCTGGTTCGAAACCGCGGGTACCTCCTCACTACGCACCCTGACGGCAACGTTGGGCTGGTTCGTCTACTTGACTTTGTGGGTAGTGTGGTTGACGTTCCGGTGGCTGACGCGATCTCGCGAGAGTTGAGCGAGGATGCCCAGGACGTTCACAGCCAGTACCTCTTGCGTTCGCAGAGCTACGGCGCCGACGAGTTCGGCCTAGACGTCACGATCCGTCGCACGTTCGACGGTCAGCCGGTCACCGGCATGCGCCACAGGCCGATGGTGCTGTTCGCCGACAGCGCGAGCTCGCGCGAAGAGCTAGCCAAGCGCGCAGCCTGGGAGCAGAACGTGCGCTACGGCCGCTCGGTGCGAGTGCGCTACTCGCTGCCTGGGGTTCTGGACCCCCGCGGCCTGCCGTGGGCCCCGGCCACTCAATACTTCGTCAACGATCCAGTCCTAGGTGTCGAGGAACGCTTGCTGTGCGTTCGCGCGAACGTGCACGTCGACAACGGCGATCTGATGACCGACATCGAGCTCACCCGCCCCGAGGCGTTCAGCCTGCTAGAGTGGCCGGATGATGTGCTGAATCTGGTGACGAAACTGGGCCGGCCCAAGGTCAAACGGGCCCCGATCAAGAAGCAGCAGAAGGGCTGATGGATCTCACACTCCTACGCAAGCTGCGCACGCGCCTGCAGAACCTTGTCCTGCGCGCCAGCGTAGACCGGCCCGGCGTTCGCTACCAGATCTCGTCGGTCGGCGACAGCTCGCGCTCCGATATCGAGCACATGGAGCCGCAGGGGCTGCACTTCCGCGCGCCCGTCGGAGCGGAAGGGATTGAGCTGCGCCCGGGGGCGGTACCTGAGAACTCGGTGCTTGTCTGCGCGCAGGGCGACGCTCCGGAGGATGTTCTGCTTCCGGGGGAGGGCGGCCTGCACTACCTCGGCACCTTCAAGGTGTTCTGCAAGAGCAACGGGGAAGTGCATCTGGCCGGCGGTACCGGCGCCGCGGACTTCGTAGCGCTGGCCCAGAAGGTAGACACGGCCATCGCGAACATCCGGACCTACATCAACGCGCACGTACACCCTGGAGTTACCACTGGCGGTGGGGTGACCGGGGCTGTGGCCGTGCCGCTCGGGGCGCAGGCTAGTAGCGCAGCCGCGAAAGTGAAGGCCACCTGATGCAAGATTTCCAGATTTCAGTCGACAGTAGCGGCCACCTCTACACGGACGACTCGTTGCGGACGATGGTTCTGGTGGCGCTGTATACGTGGCGCCGCGGCGATCCTGAGGATGACGTGCCGGACGTGAGCGATCTCAAGGGCTGGTGGGGCGACTCGTACCCGGAGGTCGAGGGCGACCAGATGGGCAGCAAGCTATGGCAACTTCAGGGCATGAATGCCGGCCCGACCGCCATCGAGTTCGCGAAACAGGAAATTGCAGCGGCACTGCAATTCATGCTTGATGATGGCATCGTCGACAATGTACTAGCCGAGATTGAAATCTCTGGCACGACTCTTGCAGGCAGGATTGGGCTCCTGCGGCCGAGAGACCCCAATGTGCTGTGGGTCCCGCTATGGGACGCCACCCTCGCCATCGGCTGATCTGCTACAGTCGGAGCAGTGGCCCCCACTATCCCCACACTTAAGCAGATCATCGATCGCTGCCGGGCTGACTTCCGGATCGAGGCGGGGATCGACGTGCTTCGCCGCTCTATCGAGTCGGCGCTTCTTCGCGTGCAAGCGAAGGTAAGCCAGGCACAGTACGCCTATCTGAAGTATGTCGATGACCAAGGCTTTGCGGACACGGCCGACGAAGCCCACTTCTGGCGGCATGCGGCCCTAAGGGGATTGTACCAGAAGCCCGCCACCCCCGCCACCGGAACGGTTCGGTTCACCGGCGTCGACGGTACGACCATCCCGCTGGGCACCGGGGTCGCCCGTTCTGACGGCGCCACCTACACCACTACGGAGGAGCTCGATATCGGCTCGACCACGACCGGTCTCGTGGACATTGCCGTCGAGGCCGACGAGGTCGGGACCGCCAGCAACTGCGAGGACGATCAGCCGCTTACCCTGTCCGGCTCGATCGTAGACGTAGACTCGGACGCTACTTGGCTCGTCACCCTCGTCGACGGCACCGACGACGAGACGCAAGCTGACGGCCTGTCGCGCTACCTCGATGATGTTTCGAATCCGGACTCCGGAGGCGGAACCGCCGGGGACTACGAACGCTGGGCGCTCGAGGTTTCCGGCGTCACGCGCGCCTGGGAGACCGCGGTTGGCGGTAACGAAGTTGCGGTCGCCTTCGTCCGGGACAACGACGGAACAGGCTCCGCCATCCTTCCAGACGCGGGGGAGCGTACAGAAGTCGAAGACTACGTCCAGGAACTTGCCCCGATTACGGTCGACGTCAGCGTTACGACCCTGACCGCGCTGACTGTCAACGTCACGCTGACCGCGCTCTCCCCGAACACGACCGCCGTACAGAATGCAGTCACGGCCGAGCTTGAGGACTTCTTCGCGACCTACCCCGAGCCGGGCCTGCAGATCGAGTTGTCGCAAATCGAGGCCGCGATCAGCGCTGCGACCGGCGAAACCTCGCACGTGATGAGTGTGCCCGCGGCCGCCGTCGCACCCACCTCTACTCAACTGCCGATCCTCGGCACGATCACTTTCCCGTAACATGAGCATCTCCGCTGCCGACTTCGAATATGCGATGTCCGCCCTGCTTCCGCAAGGGCCGGTGTGGGATCGTTTTCGCGAAACGTCGAACGACCTACTCAGCGCCTTGGCGCAGGAGCCGGCCCGGCTAGTCGAAGATGCCGATGCGACGCTCGAGGGGCACATCCCGGACAGCTCGTCCGCGGATCTCGATCATTTCGAAAAGATCGTCGGGGTCCCCGATTCCGACTTGACTGACGCCGAACGGCTTGTGCGCATCCAGACCTTGCTGTTCGGACGCCGCAAAGTCACACGCGCGTACCTCGAGCAGATTCTGCAGACACTTGCCGGCGATGCGAACGTGACGCTACTTCAGCGTGCGTACGCCCCCGCTGCCGCAGGCGTCATGAACGTCGGCGATAGTCTTGCGAGCGGCGAGTGGGATTACACTTGGCTGGCAGAGTATATGCCAGACGCAACCGCGCTCGGCACCCCTGACGTATTCAGCGATTGGTCCGGATTCGTTGCGGTCGCGGACAATAACCAACCCTCGCCCGTCACGCTAGACACGACGGCGGCGCGCGCAACGATCCCGGCAACGCCCACCGTAGCGTATCGCGATCTAGATACAACCGTAGTCGCTAACGGCTCTGTTGTGTATGCGAGTATCTGGGTGCGGCCAGTCTCGGTCTCCTGCCAGCTCAACCTGAGCTTGCTCGGCCGTGGCGGCGGCACGACCACGACCTCTCACACTTGCGAAGTCGGAGCCTGGACGAAGCTCTCGGTCGAGGGCGCAACTGGAACCGGCGCCACGACGCCCCGAATCCGGCTCTCGGTGACCGGCGGCGCGCAGCAGTTCGATCTGTCGTGGCTGTCGGTGGGAGTTCGCAGCTCTGTGTTCGAGGCCGCGACCGCAGAGTTCTTTCCTATCCACACGCAAGGACACTTCTCCGTGCAAGGCGAGTTCGCTACGAGTCTCGCGCACGCAGACCAGCTCGAGGTGATGCTCTAAAATGTACCTGCCAGACGATCCGACAGCCGACAGCGGCCAGTACACCGAAGGTACTCCAGGTTCCGTGCCGCCGACTCGCGTGCGCGCGGAGCATCTGAATGCGATTACAAACGAGCTCACGAACGCCATCGAAGCGTACGGGCTCACGCTCGACAAGAACGACTCGACGCAGCTCATGCAGCTGCTCGCCGAGATCGCGGTCTTGGCGGCCGGGCGGCTGACCGCCGGGCACGGAATCGACGCCACCGCAACCGACGCAAACGGCATCGGGCTGCACGGCACGGGCCTCGGCACGGGCACGGGCGTACGCGGCGACGGCGGCTCTACGGGGCCCGGCGGCATCTTCGACGGTAACGGCGGCGCAGCAGGCGCAACGGGCTTCGGTTCGAGTGCGGGGGCGGGGCTTGAGGGTACTGGCGGCTCCACAGGGCCGGGCATCAAGGGCACCGGCGGTTCGAGCTCCGGTCCTGGCGTCTACGGCATCGGCGGCGCGGGCGGGGACACCGGCGTCTACGGCCAAGGCACGGGCACGGACGCGGGTGGCGAGTTCTACGGCGGCACCGGCGGCGCGGCCGCGTGGGGCGTCTACGGACTCGGCAACGGTACGCGCGGCGGCGTGCGGGGCGAGGGCGGCGCAGTCTCAGGCCCCGGCGGAGAGTTCGTCGGTGGAGCATCGAACGGCGAAGGGCTGGTCAGTACCGGAACAGGCTCCGGCAACGGTGGCACGTTCACTGGTGGCTCGTCGAACGGCAAGGGCGTAAGCGGAACTGGCGTAGGCTCGGGGATTGGCGGGAACTTCGTTGGCGGTTCGACCGGTAAGGGTATCGTAGCGGCGGCCGGCGGGGGCAACACCATCGGCATCGATGGAACTGGAACCGGAACCGGTACCGGCACGGTAGGCCGAGGCGCCACGAGCACGGTCGGGATCGGCGTCGAAGGCTTCGGCGGTTCGAGCGGCGGTGTTGGCGTCAAGGGCACTGGTGCAGGTAACGGTCGCGGCGTGCTGGGCGTCGGTGTCGGGTCTGGTGCCGGCGTCTACGGGGATTGCAGCGGCGGCTCCGGACCTGGCGTAGCTGGTCTTGGCGCCAGCGGGCAGGCCGGCGGCGATTTCATCGGCGGCGGCAGCAGCGGCGCAGGGCTGGTAGGGCAAGGCGGCGCGAGTAACGGCATCGGCGTTCAGGGCACCGGAGATGGCTCGGGAGCCGGCGTCCAAGGCACCGGCGGAGACGGGAGCGCCCCTGGTGTTCTCGGCATCGGCGGTGCAAGTAACGGCATTGGCGTACGCGGTGAAGGTACGGGCACCGGCAGCGGCGTCTACGGGATCGGTACGGCCAGCGGCCCGGGTGTCAATGCGTCCAACGCCAGCGGCGGCCCGGCACTCTATGGCAGCGTGTCCGGCGGGGGCGCGGCGCTCCAGCTCGCATCGCAATCCACCCCATCCCCCCTCGTAAACGGCACTCTGTGGTACGATGGCACGCACCTCTACGTTTGCATCGGAGGCAGCCCCGTTCAGCTTGACTGATGGCCGGACCGTACACAACCAGTCGCTACTCCGGGCGCCGCCGCGCGGCGGCGCCCGTGCGCATGCTTCAGGTGCGGGACGCGGCCCCTACAGCTGCGTCCGGATCGGAGGATCCGCTCGGCGGCGGGTCCGGCGGCGGTCTGCCGTCCGGATTGACGAGTCGATACTCCGGTGCGCGGCGGGCCGTGCCGACCATCAAAATGATCAGCCTGCAGCCGGCCCCGGTTCCTGTTGTCTCTGAGAGCACCCAATCTGATCCCCTTCCGGTGTTGTTTATATGACGGTCACAAAGTATAAAGATGCAGTCGACGTCACCCACGAATTTCAGCAGGAAGCGGGGGATAACGGCGGCTCAGAAGTACGTCCGGTTGCAGGGATGCCTAGTGCGGTGCGCGCGCAATTTACTGCGATGGCCGCGAGCCTGGTGGCGATCGACGCGAATACGAACACGGTCGAAGCTCTGATCGGAACGACGAACTCGACGCTGTCTACGATCGATGGACGGGTAGACGGACTCGAAGCTCTGATCGGAACGACGAACTCGACGCTGTCTACGATCGACGGACGCGTAGACGGGCTTGAGGCTCTGATCGGAACGACGAACTCGAGCCTCGACCCCGGCACGTGCGTCACGAATCAGACGTCCAGCACCACCACAAGTGCGGCGTTCTCCAGCCAGGCATGTACGCTCGGAGCCTGGGTCAAGAACATCTCGACCTCGAACCAGATCATCTACGTCAAGATGAACGCGACGGCCACCTCGGGCAACGGCTACCAGCTGACCGTAGGAGAAGAGCGATTCTTTCCGTGCGCGAACATGACCGAAATCAACCACATCGCATCCGCAACCGGGGCTAACACGTGCTGGGAAGCGATCTGAATAGTCCAGCACTGCGACGGGCGCGGCGCCCGCGCGGGCTTCTTGACGGGGTGAGCGTTACTCCGCTAGAGGCTTGGTCGTGCGCCTGGCTGCTGAACAGTCGGTACAAGGGACCGCTGTTCACGGTGCGGGATGATACTACGACCGGGACGCAGGATATCTACCCGCGCAACGGTCGCGTCGATCTGTTCTCCCTGCTGTCGTTTCTTGGCGGGCACTCGGGAGCAATTGAGACGGTCTATGGGCAATACAACGGAAAAAATCACTCTACGTCGGGTGGTGGCACGCGCCCCCGCATAGTTCTCAGCGGTACGCTAGACGTAACCGCCAACAACACCCCCACCATGGTGTTCGCTGGCGCCCAAGTGTTGGCTCATGGAACCGCACTGGGTATGACCGGATCGCCTGCTTTGACGATGCTGTATTGTGGGTTGTCAACAGTCAACTCCAAAATCATGGCGGGGCTAGGCGATCTCGGCACCAACAATAAGTGCTTCGCCCACAACACCGGCACGTCCTCTACCGTACCCTTAATCACACAGGCGGGTGCGTTTCGTGGGTTCACGGCCTCGGCGCAGAGCTCACAGCACTACTACATTGCGGGCAAAGCGGCATCCGCTACGCCCTCCGCCTTCACTCTAGAGCAAGACGGCACAGCGCTTTCGCAGGCGTCGCTGACTAACGGGGCAACTGCGCAGAATATGACAGATACCAACGTGGTGTGGGGGCACAACGGCCAAGGCACGGCGTATATGACAGGCAACTCCAATGTCTTGGCAATCTGGAATGCCGTGCTGTCAGGGGACGACCTGCTGCTCGCTCGCGCGTGCGGCGCAGCGCATATGTAAGTTCTGCTATGGTCAGTCTTAGATGTCGATCGACCTTGTATCTGCCCTGATCGGGGCAGCCATTCCCTTGACTCTGGCCGGCATCGGCATAGCTGTATCTTGGGGTAAGCTGAATCAGCTAGTAGCCACCCTATTCAATACAGTACAACATATGGCGGAGGCGGTAGAGAAGTTGACCGACAGCCACGCCTCCGTCAGAACAACGGTAGAACAGCACGACGAACGACTAGACCGGCTCGAAGCGCCGCTCTTCCGCAAGCAAAACCACTAGTTCTGCGTCCGGTGCGGGCGTGTGCTAGAACAACGACATGATGGTCCAGCAAATCCTCATGTACGTCGGCATGACCTACGCCTTCTGCGGTGCGCTGCTGCCCGTGGTCGAAGTCCTCAAGATGTTCGCCGCGCAGAACGGCTCGGAAGGGCCGGAAGACAAGGCGCTGTCGAGCTTCGAGTCGTTCCTGCATAGCGCAGCGGATCTGCTGGGCCGCCTCGGTCCTGACTTTCGGGCGAAGAAATGAAGTCGCTAGCGGGGCTGGCCCTGGGGGCGGTCGGGTTTGTTCTCGACCGCCTGATCTCCATCTTCGAGACCCCTCTGCCGCCGAAGCCGGTCGAGAAGGTGTTCCCGCACGAAGGCGTTCCGGAAGAGTTTCTCGACCGGCTACTCAAAGAGGCAAAGGATCTAGACCCACAATGAAGCAACTCCTCGTACTATCCCTGGTTCTGACTGGCTGTGCGTCCACCCTTCCCGAGATCAAACACGACCTCGAAGAGGGGGCGCAGAAGGTTGCAGAGGCGATCGACCACGGCCGTAACGCCGTTGTGGCGGCGCGCAAGAAACAAGACCAGCTCCGCGGGGAGTTGCAGCCCTTCGCGATGGCGTCGGTGCAGCTCTGCAGCGGCGTGCCCGTCGACCCGCAGGCATGTGCGGATCTTGACGTCATTCAGAACGAGCTGTTCCGCGCGTTCGACGTGTCGGGGCAGGCGTTGACGGTCGCAGAGCAAGCGGCGTTTGATGCATCTGCAGCCTTCCGTACCTTCAGCGAAGGTCACGGCAGCTTCAAGGCCGCATTCGACGGCGCCGCGAAGCTTGTGGCGGCGGCGCGCAAGGCCGGCGATGGCGTCGAGCAACTCCTTGCCGTAGCGAAAGACTACGCAGAAGCGGTGTCGAATCTTGCCGCAAAGCTCAAACAAGCCTAGCCCGTTCAAGTGGAAGGCCGCGCCCACCCCTTCCGATCCAGATCACGTAACGATCCTGGAGGGGTGGGACCGGCTGAACATTACGTCCTTCGCGTGCGAGGAACTTGCGCGCTGGACGCATGGCAAGAGCCGCATTGTGACGATGAACCACCAGTGTCGCGAGTCGTTTCTAGGTCTATGGGCCGCGTGGGAGAAAGACGGCGCGCTTGAGCGGTTCAAGTCCGACTACACGCCAGCGCCGACCCGCGCGATTGTACACGACGGCTGGGCCGGAGCATACAACCCACGGTACAAGCGCGGCGTCGCACACGATCAGAACCCGAACCACCTCAGCAACCATGCGAGCGGCCATGCGTTTGATATCGCCGCACAGCGCTACCCGCTCGGCCGCGAGATTCCCGGCCCGGATCTGATCCACCTTCTTGTTCCGATCGCCAAGTCCTACGGCTGGCGTTGGGGCGGCGAGTTCACGCGCCGCGATGGCATGCACTTCCAGCACGAAACGAGTCCATTCACATGAGCGCAACGACTACAGCCGCTACGGCGGTCATCGACGATATCGAAGCCCACACCGGCGGCGTAACTGCAAACGATCTGAACGTTGCGATGTCGCGCGTGGTTGTGGAGTTCGCTGAGTCGGGCGTGACTGCTAGCGAGTCCGGTGGTGCGACCGGCGCCGCAACCGCCGTAGCGATGACCACCGCAAGCGCTACGCTTATCGCGGCGAACGCTAGCCGAGTCGGACTCATGATCTACAACCCATTGGCGGTAACGCTGTACGTGCGTTTCGAGAATGCGGACGCGGCTACTGTTCAGTCCTTTTGGGTTCTGCCCGGCGAGACGTACGAGATGCCTCGTCGATACTACACCGGGATCGTGAAGGCTGCAACCGCCTCCAGCTCCGGCAGCGTCTTTGTCACGGAGATCGTGTAATGCCTATTCATGCTCCTCGCGGGCCCGCGCGCATCGTCGATCACTACGACACCGCCGGCACCACGGCCGTCACGACACGTACGGGCTATCAAGTTGTTGAGCTACTGCTACGTCCCGGCGCCCAAGGCGGAGGAGGAGGCGGGGGCGGAGGTATCGGCCAAACATCTGCTACGGGCGGGGGAGGCGGAGGAGCGGGTAACGGTGGCGGTGGCGGTGGGGCCTCTATGCTGCGTGTGCCCTGCTCGATCGCACCGGGCACCGTGCTCACTCTGGTGCGCGGTGCGGGGGGCACGGGTGGTGCGGGGGGTACGTCGGGCGCCAACAATTCTGTGGCGGGGTCTGTCGGGTCCCCGTCGTATGTGACGACACAAGCTGGAGTCCACATCGCGAAGACCGCGGGCCTTGTAACTATAGCCGGCAACGGGGGGAACAAAGGCAACAACGCATCTGCGGGCAACGGGGGTACCGCAGGTAGCGGGCAGTCTCTTACAGCAGCTAACACGCGACACTTTGGCCTGAACCTCCCGAACGCTGACGTTACCGGCAACGCAGGAGGGGCAGGGGGCGCAAGCAGCAACCCCGGCAATTCGCCCACTACGCCAAATCTACCAACCGGGGCCGTTCTCGCCTTCCCGTCCACCTACGCCACTGTCCCGAGCAACGCAGCGGGTGGTGCCGCAGACACCACCGCGGGCGGGGGCGGGGCCGGGGCATCCGGAGGTACCGGCGGACCCGGAGATGAAGTCGACTACGGCCTCGGAATCGCTCCGCTGACTGGTGCCGGTTCCGGTGTGGGTGGCGCTGGCGGCGCTGGCGGCGCTGGCTCTGTAGCAGGCACTGGCACGACGGGCTCGAACGGCAGTAATGGCGCGACTGGGTCCCACGGCAGAGGCGGTGGCGGTGGCGGTGGCGCGGGCGGCGGTGGCGCTGGGCTTTCCGCGGGCGGGGCAGGTGGTGTTGGCGGCACAGGCGGCGACGGCAGCCCAGGCTACATCGGCCTGGTCTACGCGCGCCTGAGCTGATCCCGGAGCGGATCGCAGAGCTGGTCGTAGAGCTGGTCGCAGAGCTGGGCGTCGAGCTGGGCGGAGAGCTGGTAGTAGATCTGGCGATCGAGCGGGGCCCAGAGCTGGCGATCGAGCTGGGCCCAGAGCTGGTAGAGTGGTTTGTCAGGATTCATGGTTGTGCGCTGCGCAGAGCTGATTGCGCGTCTGAGTGTACAGCTGCCAGTAGAACTGCCGGTAGAGCTCGGCGTAGATTTGGGCGTTGAGCTCGGCGGAGAGCTGGCGCACGAGCCGGGCACAGAAGAGCTGTTGGCGTGATCGGTCAGGGTTCATGGCTGTTCTCGGAGCTGGACCGTCAGCTTGATGTATATTTCAGCGCCTAGCGCCCAGTCGAAGTGACTGTATAGCTCGTCGCGCAAACGCCAATGCAACTGCTGTTGAAACTGGGCGTGCAGCCGATCCTCGAATCCGCCGCATGCAGCTGTGGCTCTGAAGCGCTTCACGTCGACACCCACTTCAGGTAGAACGACTCGCGTCCGCACCAGAGAATCCGCTGAGCGATGAGTTTTCCAGGCATCCCGCCCGAGAAAATACAACGAACGGTTTCGCTCGACAGGTGGCGTTCGATCGCTCGTCGCAGCCTGCGTTGCCTGTTCGCTTTACGTTTTCGGTTCGTCATGCTGTAGTGCCTGGAGCAAGGGACTGTAAAACTCCAGAAATAGTTGATTCCCTACGCTGGTATGCATCTCGTCGAACAGCCGCTGATTTATGCGGGGGTCGGCAGCATAGTGGATATCTAGTCCCATCTGCGTCCGTAGCAATTCAGGTTCGCGCATGGCGTAGCTGGTCGTCGAGCTGGGCGTAGAGCTGGTCGTAGAGCTGGCCGAAGAGCTGGGTCCAGAACTGGGCGTGGAGCTGGGCGTAGAGCTGGTCGTCGAGCTGGGCGTGGAGCTGGGCGTAGAGCTGATCCCAGACCGGCTCGTTGAGCTGGCGGGCGAGCCGGTCTGGGATCATCGCCGTTCTCGGAGCTGATCGTGCAGCGGTGTCCAGCTGCACACCCAGCGCGGGGCGAGTAGTTGGGTGTGGAGCTGGGGGCGAAGCTGGTCGTCGAGCCGGCAGAGCCGGGCGTCGAGCTGGACCCAGAAATCGCGGTAGCGCTCGTGCGCGTTCATGGCGCCTCGCGGATGTCACGGCCCCGGTACGGAAACCAGATCGCGAGCTTCTCGTGCGCGCCATCTAGCCCGACGTCCGTACAAGCTCCGAACCAGTGCCGGAGCTCGTGCTCGATCGTGGCGTTGCCGTAGAACGAGTTGTCCCACTGCTGATCGACAAAGATCGTGTTGCCTTGCAGGCAGCCGTAGAGTTCGTTGCTGCCGCCGCACGTGATCTGTAGTTTGTTCTGCGGGAGCATCTCGTAGTGGATAGTCCACATCGCGCGCTTGCATCCGACGTTGATGTCTGGCAAGCCCTGTGCGAGCCAGCGCTGCCTGAGGTCGACCGCGTGGTCGAACAGGTTCACAATCGGCTCGCTGAAGTTGTCACTACACGAGGTAGCGCCGCATGACACAAATAGACACAGAACTAGGGGTAGGTGTTTCATCGGGGGATCCATCGCAGTCATGCTTCTACCTCCAACTCCCAGACCAAGACCTCGCCGGGGATGACTGCCGCCGGGCTGCAAATCCCGGAGCTGAGAAGTCCAGCTTCCCAGGTATTGTAGTTTTTCTCGTTCTGCTCCGCGGCGGCCGCGCGCCCTTGGTGCCAGGCGGTCCAATCCCCGGCCCAGACGCTGGAGGGGGGAACAACCTTCTTCGGCCGCTTCAGTGCCAGTTCCAGTTCGGAGGCATAGGCGTCCGCCGCGGCTCGGGTGGTGAACGTCTTGATCGCCCAGCAGTTCGGGCTGTAGTCGTCGTAATCCGCAGATGCCGAGCCCACAACTGTGAACACTTTCATGGCTTCCACCTTTTTCAGTTCGGCGTTGCTGCCGATAGAGATGATGGTACCGCATCCCCGGCTCGATGCAAGCGTCGACACTCGTCGACGACTACGATTTGTAGCAGGGCTAGGTGATCTTCGTGCACGCGACGCACCTTGTCGCTGCTTGCGCACTTCGCCTTGAACTGGGCCCGGTGCATGCTGAGTTCGAGTGCTTGAAGTGTAGTCATTCGTCGAAAACCTTGTCGAGGAGCCAGTACATAGACATTCCAACCCCCACCAACAATACGCCCACAATTGGCGCCAAGGAGAGCAAGGCCAGCACTCTGACGATCTCCTTGGCTACGGTCGGCGTCAACCAAGCCAGGTCCCAGCACACGACCGCGACTGCCAGGTACAGCGCCGGAAGCATGAGAATTGCAAGTTTGGCGTAGGTCATCGCTCCTCCTGCAGCCGATAGTGTGCTTCTTCGAGCTCCACTTCAGCGTCGCGCACTTCCTCTTGAAGTATCTGACGCAGCCGAGCCTTCAGCATCAGGATCTCAGCCCTGGCCGCCGCAAGCTCTACTGCCAGCTTTTCCATTTCTTCCATCATGGCGTGCTCCGACCCTTCTCACTGGCCAGATCTCGAGCTATCTCGAGGGCTCGAGATAATCTGCTCTGGGCATCCTCTACTCTGTGGATCCAATCGGCGCTAGAACTTGCTGGGCCGCCGATTAGACGCTTGGCATCCGCCACAAGTGCCTTGGCGAGCGTCACGCGCTCTTGGGCGGTTAGCGGCCCCATCATGGCGTGCTCCATTCGATGGTGACGCTGACGTTCACGCAATGTGCTACTGCCGGCATGTTGATGATCTCTGCAATAGCCAGACCCAGCACCACGGCTTGTTCGTTGTTGAGCTTCAGGAGCAGTCGATCGTCGAACTCGAACGGGACGCCTATGCTGAGATCCTGAAACGCGAGACGCACAGTCGGACGCCCCTTGCGCCGGGTCTGGATCTGCGAAAATACCATGTCATCCATCATCGCACCGCCTTGTTCTTGATCTTGACGACTTCCGTGATCACGACACCCGGGATTTCAATCTTGCCCTTGTAGGCATCGGCCTGGGCCTGGATGAGTGCCGTGTTCACAACCTTGGTCCAGTATGCCTCGGGGATCAGTGAGATGTCAACAATTCGAATCTCGTAATCGACCTCTTCGCGTGACGTTTCTGGAAGCTCGAGCCGTTGCCCCCCGTGCGCTACGAAAAGTGTGTCTTTGTCGCCCTGCCCGCCACTGTCCTCGATGGCTTTGAGCGCCGCGAGTTCGGCGGCGCGGATGACGGCACGTGCGTCGGCCTGCAACCGCTTGCAGACGTCTTCGATCTTCTGCCAGAACTCGGCGACCGGCTTGCACAAGTTGTCGATACGCCGGCCCGCCTCGAGGGCGGGCTCTTTCAGATGCTTGCGTAGCGTCTCGATCTCTTTGCGCTGGTCGAACGCCTCGCGTTGCAGCTCGCCGACCAGGTCCATCGACTCCTGATCCTCGATGACGAACTCGGCCAGAATCTGCAGGCGCTCGCGCCCGGCCTGTTCCCAGATCTGGAGCTGGGATAGCGCCTCCTCCGGCGCCTCGACCGAGGTCTTGCCCGGCTTCGAGGCTTTGCGGGCACGCTTCTTCGGCGTCTCGGGTACCAGTTCAGCTTTCACTTCTTGTTCTTGTTCTTCGGTCATCTCTTAGCCTCTTCCGCAGTGCGGGCAGGGGTAGTTCAACAGCTTGTTCTTGATGTCCTTCTCGGTGCACCTGATTTCGCCCAGAAAAAACTTGGCTCGAGTACCGGGTCCCTCATCAAAGCGCTGGGCGCCTAGCACCTGGCACTCGTACACGTTGGCGCATTTGTCGCCCGGGTATGGCGGATATGACGTGCTGCCACTGTACTCCCAGTGCAATATGGGTGACTTGCGGCGTTTGGGTGCCTTCTTGTCAGTGCACTGACACGGCACATCGCCGCTTACTAGATTTCCCTCGTGTGTGGTGGTCTCGAGTCGCCAGTAGCCGCGACCTCCACACTGTGCACACTTCGGTTTCGGCTTGTGCCGTTCGGTCATGCCCTGCTCCTCCTTAGGGCAGTGTCGGTCCGCTCGGCCCACAGCAGCAAGAAAAGACCCAAGCACCCCTTGCTTCCGATCGTCGGCGCCAATAGCCAGAACCCGACAACGTACAGTGCCAACACCAGAACAGCCAGAATTAGCCGAATTTGCTTGTCGGTCATTTCCCTTCTCCTACTTTTCCGAGCGCCTTGTCGATGCGCGAGCCTATAAACTCAATCACTTTCTGGCCGTTATCCGCGGTTCCGATCTTGCGCGCCTCCGTCATCAGTTGCGCTTTGAGCAGGCTCTCAGGGGTTGGCAGAAGGGCCGCAAGGCCGAAAAGCACCGCTACTATGACAGGGCCGTACTTGTAGGGGCCGGACATCGGCTTGGGCTCGTCAAATGCTATATGCCTAGCGATTTGAGCGGTAACCCATACTGTCGCCCACAGAAAACCGGCCACGATCAAAGTGGCTTGTACATTCGCGGCAATGCTCATGAGATATAAAATCATGCCCTGATCCTCCCAGTCTCACGTAATCCCATATACACCGCGCACAGAACGTGCGCACGGTGTGTCTTCAGTTTCGAGATAGTACGCAGCTCTTGTGCCGTGAGCGCCTCGAGCGCGCGCTTGTGACGCAAGTCCTTGTTGAGCGTGTACGGGTAGTCGTACCTTCGATACTTGAACCGTCCGGCATACTCTCCGGCGGCGATACACAGCTCTTGTACGTCCTCTTGGGTCGCTCTGCCCTTACGCTTGGTCGGATCCACTTGCTGAATGTACGGTCTTTCCATGATCACGCGGGGGCACAGCCCCCCAAGTATCACCAGAAATGCCTCTTGGTCGCGAGGCGTTTTGCCCGTTTCGACAAGCACCTTGTTGCTGTCGAAACGAGCCCAGGCCAGGAAGTTCACGCTCGGATCCCCGAACGTGGTGTGCTCCCAGATCATCGCCGATACCCGCGAACGATAAACGACAAGGCGATGTCTACCACCATGTAGCAGCAGAACACGATGAAGCAGACCGCAAGCACCTGCCCCGCCCACTCGAGGAGGTTCAAGATCACCGGCCCTGCTCCTTGGCCTTGGCCAACAGCTCGTACCGGCTAGAGACCTTGAAGTGCTCGAAGAGACCAGACAGGTAGCCGTGTACTGAGTACTCGCCCACGCCCAGCGTTTCCTGCATCTGCGCCGTGCTCTCGCCACGGAGCACGCACTCGAGCGCCTGCTCCTGGCGCGCGGATAGCATGCGCTGGAACGAAGGAACTGTGTCGTCGCCGGCAAGCTTGGCGAGCAGGGCTGCGCGGCAGCGCACCCCGAATCGGGAGTACAGACGATTCAAGGTCTTGCTGACAGAGAAGGGCTTAATCCCTAGCTGCTCTGCGACCTGATTCGCAGTTCGAAATCCTGGCCCGAAGGCGTCGATGATCGCTGCTTCGCGCGGGGTCAGTCCGCGATGGTCACGTGTGCGCTTTCTCATTTTCTTGGGTCTCCTAGTGCCTCGAAGGCTACTGTCATCATATTGGCGCACTCTCCCCAATAGAGCAAGCACAAAGGTGCAGGAAATGTAGACTTGTAGCCGACAAACTTGACCGGATCTAGGTCTACGACTAGGGCTGCCGACAGTGCAGCCTTGCGGAACCAGCGTCGATGCCCGCGAGTAGGGACCAGCGTTGCGACCTCGTACGTCTGCCCCTGCTCCTTGCACTTCGCGAGCCACACCTTCAGGTCCGCATACGGCGGGTTCACGTAGGTGTAGTCTTGCCAGGGCTCGCACAGCCCGTCCACTTCGTTGTCCTGTGCGATGAAGACAGTGCGCTTGCCCTCCTTCCGCGGCGGCACGCACCACTTCGTCTCGGCCGGTACGAGAGAATCAGGGCCGGAGCACGGGTCGAGTGCGATCTTCGGCCAGACCTGCAACAAGGCTATGATAATCGGCAGCGGCGTGTAGATCTCTTGCGGGCGATCGCCGGGACCGATCATGGACTTCGCGATGTTCTTGCGGCTCTCCTCGCGCGCGCCGTAGAACGCCTGAAGACACGGAATTGGCTCAGGCATCGTCCGCGTGCCTCCAAAACACATGACCTGTGGCCGGGTCCGTACGGAAGATGTACTTGCCGATCTGGCACTCGTAGCCTGAAGTTGTAATTGTAGTGCCGCTGCTGGCCGTACCGTCACTGCCTGTACGGCCGCCGCCGCCGCCAGTTGTAATTGTTGCAGTGCTGCCGCCCGCGGAGATTCCGGCGCCGCCGCCCCCACCCGCGGAGATTCCGACGGCGCGAAAGCCTACGAACCGCACTGCGAGCCCGTGCGACCAGCTCGAGGGCTCGTGTTTGTACTGCAGCTGACAAGGCACCGCGGCACCCGGGCTCGCCTCAACTGCCCGCGGCGCCTGCACGCAGCTGCAGACGTGGTAGCCGCACCCGCCGCACGCCTTGGTCTCCGCGCGCGCCTGCCCGATTGGGCTGACCACATGTCGAATCTTGCCATTGACCGTTCTGAATTTCATCTGTCGCCTCCAGCACTGATAGTACCGCAGGCAGCAGGGGCAGGCAAGTGCTAGCGTATCAGTTTCAGCAGGGGCAGGAGCTGGCTTTCACCATCGTGGATCGTAACGTTCAGATGCAGGAACCGACCGGAAGCCTTCTGGACGAACTCTACAGCGAAGCCGTGCGACCAGCTCGAGGGCTCGGTGTGTTTGTACAGCGGCTGCAGCTTCGCCAACGTGCCGGGGCACCAGGCCCCGAACCCGGCCGACATGACTGTGCGCTCTACCGCGCTCTGTGCTCGGTGCGTGTGCCCGTGCACCACGTTCGTGCCGACGCGCACGAGATGCGTGTACGTCGCGTGCTTGCCGTGCGAGATGCCGTGAACGAAGATGATCTTGCCGAGCCGAATGGCGCCAGGAATTGACAAGTCGTCATAGAATTCCGAACGCTTGCGGTAGCGAATTCCGCGCTCCTTCATGTGGAGCACGCTTTGCGGGCCCATCGACTCTACGAAGAGATCGGCGTCGCGCCGAGTCGTGAAACTGCGCGCGGCCCAGCGCTCTACGTGCTGCTCGTGGTTGCCCTCGATGTAGTCGTAGCCCCTAGCGTTGGGGGTGACGGCGCACAGTTCCGACAGGAACACGTTGGCCTGCGCCACGTCATCCGCGTAGGACTCGGCCAGCTCGTTCGTGTACGTGCGCTGATGCGAGTTGAATGTGCCGCCGCAATCCAGATGATCCCCGAGGAGTACGACCTGTTTCGGATCCAGCTCCTTGGCGTCCTTCAGCATTGCCCTGGCCGCCGGCCAGTCGATGTGCGCGCCGTGGGAGTCCGGGATCACCAAACGTACGAACGATGCGAACGGCCGCGCTTCGCCTTTGGGCTTCCCGGCCTTAGGGGCCTTCGCTTTGCGCAGCGCCTCGCTCTGGGCTAGGGCCTTGCGTAGTTGCGCGTTCTCGTCGGCTAGATCTGAGCGATTGGCTTTGCAGATCAGCTCCTTGGCCCTCACTTAGACCACTCCCGTCCAAGTTGCTCGCGGACGACGCGGCGTAGACTGTCGCGCCCCCCGCCGGTCCAGCCCATTTGACGCAGCATTTTGGTTGTGGCGTGCAGGCTGACGCGCTGCGAATAGCTTGTAGTCTTGTCGTTGTGCTCGATGATAGCCTTCACCTCCTTGCACATCGCGGCTGAGAGCGGGTACACGCACTGGCGCTTGGCGTCGATCAGGTTTGCGGCTTTGATCTTGGTCTTCAGTTGTGCTGCCACAGTTGTAACTCTCCTTGTGCGTTGCGGACGGTCTTCGCGTCCTTGGACCACACCATCGTCAAAACGGGCTCGGCGGGTGTCGGGTAGTCCGGTGTGAACTTGTTCAGTTCCTCTTCCATGATGTGCGCCAGTCGCCGGGTTGCCGCTGCGAGCCCCGCAAGCGGCCCCTCGATCACGATCTCATCGTGCACGAAAGCTACGATACGGTATCCAAATAGCGCACTCCCTGGTACGTAGCACTCCATAGCTACCCGCGCCAGCGCTTCGAGCGCGCCATCGGCAAGTAGCCCCTGGAAGAAGGTGTTACATGCGGCCGAGTACGTGCACCCGCCGCGCCACCGCAGGCTGCGCACCTGCTGAATCAGGATCCGCTTGTCGCCCTCTTGCATGCTCGAGACGAGTGCAAAGAGTTGTGCGACCTCTGGGAAGCTCTGATCGTACAGCTTCATCAGACGATCGGCCTCCGCCTCACTGAATTTGACGCCGTAGCTCTTGCGCGCGGTTACGACCATTTTGCGCTTGCCCATGCCGCCGGGCCGGCCGAACACGATCGGCTTTGCGGACTGACGCCACGCCTTGACTTCTTTGTCGCCGGCCTTGTATCGAACGAGAGCATCTTCGTAGGTGGTGCCCTTGCCGTAGGCCAGCGCACCGAACCAGAGGTGCACGTCGATCCCAGCGTTGAGCATGTCGCCGAGCTTCGAGTACCCGAACTTGTCCCGGCAGACTTGCGCCAGCGTGTGCAGCTCGCCTGCGCTGTAGTCCGCAAGGCCGAACCCGTGACCGGGTCTTGGCTTGATGCACGACCGCGCATCGGATACTCGGTCGAACAGCGCGATCAGCACGCGGCGCAGCTCATCGTCGGGGCTGCGCGGGAAGTTCTGAATCTGCACCCCTACAAGATCTCGGGGTAGTGGCTTCTTGCTGACGCCCTTGCTTGAGCTGGTTCGCCCCGTATCGAGAAGCGAGTCGTAGCGAGGCTGCAGCGGAAGGTCTACGCCCTTCTCGAGATCGTCGAGTCTTGGTAGCAGGTTCTTGATCCGGCCGTAGTCCGCCCACTCGATCAAGGTCTCGTCGCCCGACAAGATGCAGGAGTCGCGGTCCGTGGATACGATCGCCCAGTTCGGCACAAGCTCGGGCTGAAAGGCCGCGAGCGCCTTCTTGCTCTTGCTCTTCGACTTTGTTTCGACTTTCGGCAGATCTTCAAAGCGGCAGTGCGTCTGCCCCTCGCGCCGCTCGACCTCAGTCTTGGTCAGCGGAACAGGTCGGCCGGTGTCGAAGTAGCGGCGCGCCAGGCGCTCCGCGGCCGCGCGCATGTTCTTGCTGCCGCTCGGCTTGATCAGCCCTGTGTCGACGAGCGGGGGGTGGTACGCCCCTTTGATGTCCTTCCAGCCGCCCTTCCACAGCTCGTACATGCGCTCTTCGGTGGCGCGCTTGAGTTCCTTGACCCGGACCGAGTCCGTGCGCACCCCGTAGCAGTGCGCCAGACGCAAGGCCAGGTCGTACAGGGCCCGGCGGGGGGCCTGCTTGCCGAGGATGGGCGAGCCATGCTCCTCCTGCCAGCGCTGGCAGATGCGCCGCTGCGACCGTAAAATCAACCAGGGGCCGCGCGCGTCGTCGCGCGGATAGTTGACGGCGTCCTCCGGCCACAGCCGCATCGGCAAGGAATCAAGCTCCCTGTACTTCAGGCGCCAAGGGTTCTGCTTGTCGATCGCAAACGGCAGCCGGTGCCGCTCGGCCAGCACATCAAGGGCGTAGCCCCGCTGCTTACGAAACTTCAGCTCGCCGAAGGCGATGTCGATCAACTTCTGATTCAGCAGAATGTCTTCGACCTGATCGTCAAAATACAGGTCGAAGATCGGCTCGATGAAGTCCGGCTCGAACGCCATCAAGCAGGTAGCATCGAAAGCTGTCGTCGTGTTGACCAGCTTCTGCCCAGAGCGCAGCAGATGCCAGACGCGTTCGAGTCCGCCACCGCCGCACGAGAACTGTTCGACTTCGCCGACCTTGCCGTCGGTCGACCAAGAGATGCACACCGGACGAGGGGCAGCGACGGGCCGCTCAATCAGGTATGTCTCAAGGTCGAACGATATCACGGCTTCTGGCGCTCCCAGTAGAACTTCAGCTTTTCGATGCTGGCGTGGCAGTCCGCAAGTGCGCGGTGCGCGGCCTTGTCCGGGCGCGGGGCTGTGCTGAAGCCCCAAAGCTGTCGCGCGACCATGAAGCTGGACGTGTCGACCATACGGTGCGAGAACAACGAGAGCAGCTGCGGCATGTGCTGCGCCAGGAAGCTGCGATCGAAGTGGATCGAATCCCCCGCCAGGTACCGCGGGCTGTTCGGCTCGACGCGCCGAACGAAATTCCACAGCTCGTACTCGACATCAGCGAGCGCCTCGCCAGCATTGAGACTGCCCAGTAGCCCGTTGTCCTCGTGCATCTTCCGCACGAAATACGACATCGGTCGCGTCTGCGGGCAGTCAGTAATCGCGCTTACGAACTCTCCGATTACGTTCAACTTGGCGTCGACTGCCACCGCGGCAACCTCAAGGATTGCGTCTTGTTGCGGATCAAGGCCAGTGGTCTCCAGGTCCAGGAAGATCATGACTCGCACCTCACCCAGACACCTAGAACTTCCAAATCGAAGAACACCGGAATGCCGATGCGCTCCGCTTCCGCAATCTCCCCACGAGCGCCTTCTGATTGGCGCCAGTTCGGCATCGCCAGCACTGCATCGCAGCGGCGCATCATCTCGAGCGTGCCGTCGAGCCAGAACTGCGCAGGGGCGAGCTCATCGAAGTGCGCGGTGTTGGTGTGCGGGATGACGGGCATGGCGCCTAGTGCTGGGACTTGGGCGCCAAAGGCTCGCGCGGCCGCGATGTTCTGCTCCTGTTTCAGGAAAGAGCTGCCGCGGTAGGGACCTGCAATGTAGACGAGTTTCATTCAACACCTGCTGGTGGAGGCGGTAGTGGTCGACTCCAGCTGTAGCCCTGCCAGTCGGGCTCGTTGTGCCCTTGTAGCTTATCGACCACCTTGCCCTTGCGCAAGATGAATTCCTTCAAACCTATGTAATCTCCCTCCGCGGACGCAACTGGGTATACTCCAGGATCCTCGGGGGGTCCCGGCACCCAACCACCATCCAAGAACTCATACCAGAGCTCTCGTAGGTCCACGTCGAGGATGATCTCCTCGAGTCGTGGCAGGAGGTCGTCAGGTGCCGGTTTGCTCATTGCGGCCTAGAACTTTCGGAAGGTCGGCTTCCAGAACACGTGCTGTTTTTGTTCGCCGGTCAGCAGCTTAGCGATCTTCACTCGGAATTTGGTGCCGCGCAGCGCGGCGCCGTCGTCAAGCAGCGACTGATCGGCCAGCTTCTCCCAGCCGTTCATGTCGTTGTCGCCGGGGTGCGGAAGCTCCGGGTCGATCTCCATCCCGAGCGCTTCTGCGAAAACGGCGGCCAGAAACCCTTTTAGGTTGCCAAGGGCCTTCTTGCGGTTATACTCTTTCTTAGAGAACAGCCGATTGATGGTAATCGAGCGGTCCTGCCCAGGGCGGATCAAAGGAGTGTCACTCTCGAGCACGACAAGTTCAATCACATAGCTCGGTTCGTTGGTCTCGTGAGAGTCCACGACCTTCAACGCCGCGACCTCGCACGCGAAGTCTCCCTCGATCTCCATCTTGGGGCGTTTGTCGCTTGCGCTAGCTTGTCCCAGTCCTGTGAAACTGTACTTCGTTGTCATTTGTAGTTGTTCCTTGTTTTTCGGTTATCGCACATAGGTGTTCTATGTCAAGACTCTTCCACATCATCCGACTCATCTTCGTCAGAATTGTGGCGAAGTGCGGCTTCCGCGGTCGCATCTTTGGGGCCGGCCCACATCTCGTCTCCGAGCTGGACCCACCTCTCGACCGCGGAGAAATCCCGTATGTCGGCGTAGCACAGTTTTTGCGCCTGCTGCAGCGTATCCCGCGACATGTCGGCCCGCCCGAGGGCGTAGAGCATGGATTGGTACGCTTCATCGCAGACCATCCAGGTTTCCGCGGTCACGATCGGGGCCGGCTGTCCGTCGCGGTGGGTGCGGCCGAGACTTTGCTCCCACAAGCTGTTTGTGGACATGGGGGTAGCGTACGCGTTGGCGTGCCACTGGTACTGCAGGTTGAGCCCGTAGGAGCAGGACTTGACCGATGCGATCGCCGGGCCTTTGCGGTTCCGGTCTTCGAGCGGACGCCCCTGGGAGTCGAGGGATTTCTGACGGTGGTAGGCGATACCAGTGGCCCTTTCAAGCGCGTCCCCGAGGGCGGGGAACTCCACCCAGAGCAGCCCCTTGGTGTTTTCGAGCCAACGTGCGCAGTGCTGCACCATGGAGTCGTCGAGCCACCTCGGCTTCACTTCGTACACGTACGTAGGGCGGATGGCCTCCCACTGCTTCCAGGCTGCAACGAGATCTGGTTCTTTCTTGTCGAAGGCGCCTGCCATGATGTTTTTGACTACGTGTCCGGGGGTGCTGAGTCTGTAGCGCCCTTGGACGTCGTCACGCAGGCGCCAGTAGTGCTTGCGTACGAGCAACCACTCTGTGGGCGGGGCGGGGTCCCAGTAGTTGAAAAACCCACACTGCAGCTCGCGACAGTGCCGCCACAAATCCATAGGCGTCTCGAAGGGCATGCCGTCCGGGGTGCAGCGGGTCTCGCGCATCTTGATGATGGACTCGGCGATGATGGCAGGGGCCTTCAAGGGTTGCGCGACGATGTGCAGTTTGTTCTCGGGGCGGGATTCACCTGTGGTGATGACTCCGGGTGTCTCGACGAGACGGCGGCCGAAGGCCAAGCGGCCGCGCTGGACTTCGGGCAGGTTTGGATCGATGTCGGGGGAGAGCCGGATCAGCGCGCCGGGCTGCCAACGGCTTTCGGGCGTGACCTTCTCGTCGAGCGCGGCGCACCACTGGTTCTTCTCGTCGAAGCTGCGCGGAACCGGGGCGTTCTCCCCGAGCGCTAGGCGGGAGATGTGCCAGTACTGGTTAAGGCTGGTGTCCGTGGGCGTGCCGCACATCGCGATCACGATGAGCTTCTCGCCGAAGTACGCCTCTTCCTTGCGCACCTTCGTGACGTAGTGGGCGAGGTTGTGCCAGGTGCCGCTGTTCGTGTTTTTGCAGGCGTCGGACTCGTCCAGGATGATCAGATCGGGCTTGAGGTCGCCCAAGATCTTGCCGTCGTAGTCGCGGGCAAGTTGAGAGTAGGTGTTCATCGACATCGACTGGATGCGCCAATGTCGGCTTGCCTCCTCGAGCGCACCCCATGTCGATTTCAAGACGCCCGCCTTCGTGAAGTAGATGGGCCGTTTGCCCATGTCAAGGCCCACGATCTGCGCGGCGATGGGCGACAGGCCGGCAATCAAGGTCTTGCCTGCGCCAACCCGCGCGCAAACGAAGGCTCCGCGCAGGCGGACGAGCTCCTCGAGCGCCAGCACCTGAACCGGACGCATTCGTTGCCCGCCGTGCGGGGTCCGGAATGCATCCGAGAACAGCTCAACCATCTGATCAAGATTGCCGAGCTCTTGCCACACTCGCCGAGGCAGATCCCGAATCCGACGAAGTTCGTCAGTCTCTCTGACGCAGTTGACTGTTTTACCTCCGGGGGAGAACAGTCTACCTGTCCGCAGCTGGAACTGCTCGGCGAGTGTGAGGGAAGTGGCCATCAGTAGATCGGCAGTCGTATCAGCTCTAGGTACAGGTGGGCGCTGAAAGCGAGAAATAGTGCGACGATTGCCAGGAATATTACCGTTTCGATACGATCTACCTCATGAGGCGGGCTACGACCCAGGCCGTCAGCGGTATGCTAGCTAGGCACACCGCTACAGCAACTACATCCGGCCAGCTCATGCCTCGAGCTCCTTCGCTGCTGCGATCAGAGCTTCTCCGATTCGCCGCGCGAAGATTGCGGCCATGTGCTTCCCCTTGGGGGTGCCGGCGCTGTAGGTCTCGATAGCTAGAACTGCGTGCTCACGGCTGCTGTTCACGTTACCTGCGCCGTTGGCCGATTGTTGTTTGAATTCGATCTCGGTCTGCTTCGATGCTGCTTCCGGGGGGTTGATTAGATCTGGCTTCGATGCTGCGATCAGCGGCGCTTCAGCCTGTGCCTTGGCACCTGTTGCTTCAGCCTTCTTTTTTGCTGCGAGTGCTGCGAGACGATCGGATACACTGAGTTCGGCCATGGGATTGGGCTCCTTCTTCTTGGTTTGAACGTGGAACAGTTTCTGGGTAGGTTTCAGGTTGCAGACAGGAACGTAGTGACAGTCCCTGCCGTACTTGTGACAGCGTCGCGGGTTGTAGTCAAGGCTCAGCGGATGAGGTTGCGTTGCCTCGAGCTCTACGACTCGCTGTGCTTGTGGGTGTACGATCGTCCCGAAGGCGTCTTCAATCTCGCCGCGGGAGAGCGTGATGTAGGATGGTTTGGCCGTGAAGGGCGGGCCTTGGCTAGCGATGACCTGCCCGGACAGCTTGTCCTTGAACTTGGTCTGCTTGTAGCCGTAGTACAACCATAACAGGTCGGCTTCGGAGTCGCCAGTGTGTGCTAGATACCAGGCCGCGTAGAGTACAGCCTGTACGTTGTCGAGAAAGCCGTGGCGTTCTGCGTACCCTTCTCCGGTCGTGCGCTTCTGCCACAAGCCATATGCTGTCGGGTTCGAACTGGTCTTGTGGTCGCCGACATACATCCGCCCGCGGCGCGGCGGTGGGTGTAGGGCTAGGTCGAAGTTCGCGAACAGATCGAGGAACAGCCCATACGAGATCCCAGAAACCTCGAGAAGCTTTTCCCCCTCCACGCCGCCGGTTTTCGGGGGCGGCAGGTATGGCAAGCCCTGCAGGAACATCGCCCCGCCCACAGTCAAATGGTCCGGCTTGTGCCCGTGCTCAAGGTAGGCTTGTGCTGCAGCGTGCAGCTCGATGCCAAGGCTTGCAGCTAGCCCCTTCGGCTCCTTGTCGAAGCCTAGCGCCTTGCCCCAGTAGTGGAACGCGCCTAGCCGCTCGCACTCTGAGAACTTGTCGATTTTGGTAGCAGATTGGAGGGTCATGAAATCCTAGCCCCGGGTCTGGTATCCAATCAGACCCGGGGCTAGACCCTTGCTCACAGCCCGCACCTCAGTTTGCCCCGGCGCTCAGGAAGGCGCCGCCTTGGCTTACAATAGCTTCCAGTTCCGCAAGTGTCAACTCCCAAGAGTTCTCTTGGCCCCACTGTGCGAGATCTTCGAGCGACACCGCATAGAGCCCGCGCTGCTTGCGCGTGCCGAGCTCCTTCATCACGTTCGCAATGGCGGGCAAGGAGAGTTGGCGCTCTTTGTCGAGGTAGCGCGCATACTTGTCGTAGATGAACCGCGGGTTGATCAGCAGCTCCCCCCGCCCGAGCACGAACATTTGCCCGGCGCCCTCGTTCGCGAGGTGCGGAGCGTGCAAGAACGACATCAGCCACTGGCACACAAGACTGCGATCGCGGCTGGCGATGCGCATGTGCCGGTGAAGCTCCGAGTCGCGCCCCTGCACCCAGAGCCGGTCGTTCTGTTTGCTCTCGACAACGCGGTTCTCCTCGAGCCACAGAATGTACTGTGCCAGACGCGCGGGTGGGAAGAACGGGGCTCGGCTCGGTGGCAGCCGGTAGAACAGCAAGCGCTCGCAGATGGCGTCGACGTCATCGCGGCCGACAGTCTCAGACGAGTTGTTGAACAAGTGCAGGTTGTTCATGGCGAACACGAACCGCAGTGATCCTTCCATCTTGCTCGTGGGCAGGAACTTGCGGTTCAGGGTGATGGTGCGGGCGGCCACGAGTTGGCGCAGCTTGCCGCTGTCCTTGCGGAAGCGCTCAGGGACGGTGTCGTCGGCCAGAACCACAGGGCACTCCATGAGCGCGTCGTTGAACGACTCGCCGAGGCTATCCATGTCGGTGGGCGGGGCGCCCCAGATCGCAGCAATCCCCTCCGCAAGCATGGTTTTGCCGACGCCTGGGGCGCCGCAGAGGTAAAGTGCGGCTGTAGCTTTGTCGAGCTTCGGGGCCGTGGCGAGCCAGTCAAGGAGTGTGTCATCCCCCCACGATCGCAGCCACGCGTCGATCTCGTAGTCGTAGTTCGGGACGAGATCCAGACGTCGCGGCGCGATGGCGTACGTCAGGATGTGCCCGTTCACGGTGCTGGTTCGGGCCGAAAGGCTCGCGCGAACGATGTCGACTGCGCGGCCGTAGTCCTGGAGCAGGGTCTTGAGAGTGCGGTTGTGGACGTCCCCATCTTTGTTGACCTTGCGAAGCTGCAACTTGAATGGCTGTTCTGCGGGCAGCAGCTTCTGAAACGCCGACGTCTCGCCCGAGTCGATCGTGCCTACGTTGACGTAGTTCCCCTCATAGAACACGTACAGACTGTTCTGGTGGCGGACGAGCAGCTGCTTCTGTAGGTAGTCCGGTTTCGGAACGCCCTGCTCGACGCAGAAGGTAGACAGATCGTCGATGTTGTACGGCCCTTCGCGCCCGAGCTGGTACATGCGGATGGGGTCCTCCCCCATCAACTTCTCGGTGATTTCTCTGCGGGCGCGCTCGAGCTTCTCGGTGAATGTGGTGCCGTCTGAGTGGCGGCAGCCCGGCAGATGGAGCTGCGGCATGCAGACTTCAACTATGGTCGCGTTCTCGAGCCCCTGCGCGCGGCGCGCGATGAAGGTGGCGCAAGCGTAGAGCGCTTCGTCGCGCTGGCCTTGTTCGGCGTAGGGGCCGTGTGTCTGTGCGAGCAGGCGCTGCAAGGTGGCGCGGCCGAGTACCGCCCACTCGCCGCGAGCGGAAGCTTGAGACATCTGCTCGAGTCGCTTGCGTGTCTCTTCGTGGTTCAGGCTCTGGACCACGACGCCGTTCTGCGGCTGCGTGGACTTGAGAACCTCATCAACATCCAGGGGATCAGAACCCCCCGACTTAGCCTCGAATTGTGCCGCCCCCTCAATCTGCACAGGCCAGTAGTACAGTCGGACTGGATCTTTACACTTCTGGTCGTTCGTCGAGGCAGCCAAGGTCTGCGCCATGATTGCCCAGAAGTCGGCCCACTCCCGCACGAGAACGTTGCGCGAGAGGCGCAACACGAGTCGGTAGCGCAACTGACCGTCGACCGGAACGTGGCGCCGGGTGGAGTAGTAGATGTACTGAAGTCCCCACTCTTCCACCTTATTCAGAACATCCAACCATTCCTTGGTTTTCAGGTTGTCGAAGTCCAGAACCAGACATGAGAGCGAGATGACATCGGTGCTCGCTCTGTTGCCCTGCGCGAGTGTTGCAGGGATCCACGCCTCGAGATTGAACCCCCTCTGGTCGAACGATTTTGTCTTGGGGGTGGCGGTCAGCAGTTCGGCGAGTTGCTCCCATGTCAGATCCTGGGCGACTGCTGAAGCAGCATGGTGTTCGAGTCGCTGGATGCGCATGTAGACTCTTTCTTTAGCAGCTTCCGCCAAGTGCGCAAAGTAGTCGTACTGCAGTGCACTTGTGCACAGATGCGTCGCACGGTCAATCCCTTCTTGACCAGGGCTAGGGCTGCCTCCCGTTTTGCTTCAAGGTTTTGGGCGTATGCGGAGGTAGGCTGCCCTCTTCGTATCCAGTGATGAATTGTACTGGGTGCGCGGTTCATGGTTTCGGCGATGTTCTGCGGTCGCATGCCTTGCGCGAGCAATCTGCACATCTCGTTGTAGTCGTCCACTGTAGCTTTTCGTGCTGTGTTTGTGGGGTACGCTCGAGGCGTATTTGACACCAACTGGCATATGGTTGAGTATCCTACATTGTAGGCAAGAGCTACTTCACGCGCGCTGGCGTCGCCGCTCAGAACGATCTCGATTGCTACGAGTTTTTGTAGTTCAGTCAGTCTGCGCATGCCCACTCGTAGGTGTCCGTTCCACCTGCCGTCAACATGCAGCCACTTTCGTATGACGCGGGCTGAGTGCCCAATCTTCTGGGCTGCTTCGACTGTTGACGCCCCAGAAAGAACCATCTCTATGGCTTGTTTCTTGGTCTGTGGGCTTGTTTTGTTTCTCGACCACCTGCCGTCCATACGCAGCCACTTTCGTACGATTTGTACTGAGTATCCAACCTCCCGGGCTGCTTCGATTGTTGACGCCCCGGCCAAGACCATCTCTACGGCCTGCTTCTTGACCCCCGGGCCTGCTCGGTTTTTCATCCGGGTACCCCCCGGCCTGCTCGGTTTTTCATAGTGGGGTCAGTTCCGGGCCCGGCCTGGTGCCCGACAGCAAGAGTGGCAACTATAAAATATAGCTGGTTTGACAGTTGGGGGAAGAGTGAGTCCTCGACTTCGGAGATTATGCACTTGCGCACTTCGAGGTTCAATAGGAACTGCAGATGCCGGGCCTCGCAGAAGAGTTTGTCATCATGTATCGGGATCATAGCTGGGTGCTTGTGCTGTGGCTCTGTGACTGGTGCAACCTTAGGTAGACCTTCGTAGTAAACCTTCGTAGTAAACCTTCGTAGTAAACCTTCGTAGTAAACCTTCGTAGTAAACCTTCGTAGTAAACCTTCGTAGTAAACCTTCGTAGTAAACCTTCGTACTGCCCCAGGCACACCCCCCATCCCGCCCCACATGTGGTGTCCTGTAGGTGGTGCACCTACATGTGGTGTCCTGTAGGTGGTACACCTACATGTGGTGTCCTGTAGGTGGTACACCTACATATGGTGTCCTGTAGGTGGTGCGCCTACATGTGCCTCGTGCTACTTGCGGCCGCGGCCGCGCTTGGGGGGCACGGTGGCTGCGACGCGCGCTTGCTCTGCCAGGGCCCGGCGCTCGGCAGCGGCGGCGTTGCGGCGCGCAGTGTAGCGGGCGAAAGACGCGTGCTCCTCTGCCTCGGTCGGCTCGACCGGAAGCGTGGGTGGGCGCGGAAGCGACGGTCGGCACGCCGCGAGCAGGGTTTCGTCGGCGGGGCATGGCAGGGTCGATGCGTTGTTCAGGCTCATGTTCGTCTCCCTCACAGAATTGAGTATGGGGCAGTGACTCGGAAAAGTCACTGCCCCGTCGCAGAAAAGTGAGCCCGGCCCTAGGGCCGGGCTCCCGGGCCCTAGCGGGTGCTCATCCAGATCTCAATGCCGGGGACCGCCGGGTTGCGGTAGACCGCGTGCCCATCCCCCACGTCGGTTTGGCGCGCGTCGATGGTCAGCCCCTCGTCAAGCATCATCCGCACAGCCTCAGCTTGCGTAAGGCGCCGTGTCGAGCCCTGGAAAAGTCCGGTGTGCAGGTAGTAGTTGATGCTCATCTTCGACTCCGTGTTGCTGTTGTTTGCCGTGCTCACAGATATAGTATCGGACGCCCGAAGCTCGGGGGCAAGCCTCGAACGTTCGCAGCCCAGCAAACGCGTATGATGCGCTGCGCACCTACATCTTGGCGAGCCAGCGGGTGACTGCGGACCGCGCGCGGCCGAGCTGTCTCGAGATCGCGCTCAAGCTCGCGCCGCCTTCGTGTAGCTCTCGGGCCAGCACCAGTTCAGCCGCGCTTGGGCCGATCTTGCGCCAGGGAGGCCGTGCTCGCGGTGTGCGAGCTACCAGGCCTTGTACTGTCGAGCGGCTCACCTGGTAGACGTCGGCGACTGCGCTAGCGCTAGCCTCGCCGCTGAGCACGATCTCGATCGCCACCAGGCGTTGGAGCGGTGACAGGCGATGGCGCCTAGGCACTTCAGACCCAACTCCACCCAGCGGCCCACACCCAGGCGTGTAGGAATCCGGCTTCATCGTAGCACGCGACTCGGCCATCGTAGCCTAGGCTCGCGAGCTCGGTCGCGAGCTCGTCTGGCGTGCCGCTCAGATCGTAGTCTACACCTCGGAGCCAGATTTGTATGTCGAATTCCATCACAGGGTCTCCAGCAAGGCGCACATGCGTGCGCTGAACTCTGCGCGCTCCCGCTCCGCTTCCAGGCGTTCGCGGACGACCACCTCGGGCGCCGGGGGTACGCGCTTGTACCTGATGTGGCTACAAGGGTAGTCCTCTCGCGAGACCGGGGTGAGACAGATCCCGCGGCCTTCGCAACGGGCGCAGGCGTAGACGGGGTAGTGGACGGCTACGATGTCGTATCGATCGAATGAGGTCATGTCAGGTTCCTCGTCTTCCGTGGAGCCGCGAGGCGCCGTGCCATACGATAGAGCTCCGCACAGAACTCAACCCAGACATCCTGCGCGATGGCGTAGCAGTCGCGCTCGACACTCGGTTCCTCGCCCGGCGCGAATCCCCGTAGGGTGACAGATCCGGAGGTGCCGTCCGCGATCACCGCGGCGTTGCAGTCAAACGAGCGCCCCAGCTCACACGCGAGCTGGCGAGCATACTGGGTGTATTCGCGGCGCGTGACGTCCGCTCCGCTGCTCTCGTAGTCTCCGATGTTGTAGGTGATGTACTTCATGTCATGTCTCCTTGGCTATACCGGCGACGCTCTCTAGCCGTTGGCGGGCGCGCGACTGTCCGCGCGCACCATAGGGAATATGCGTCTCGCTCTTGCGCGCGAGACGCGCGCCCGAACTCGCGGAGATCGTCAGATTCCACTACGTGCAGCCCGGTCTGCGCTTCCGCATAGCACCAAGATGTGCGCCCTACGCGCACGGCGCCTAGTTCCAGCGCCGCTATCTGCAGATAGGTCATCGACCGGCCCTTTCGATCTTGCCCTGTACGTGGGCGATTTGGTTCGACTGTTGCTCGGTGAGACTGTCGACGGCGCGAGAGAGCGCCCAGACAGTGACCGCGGTTACGATTGCTGCGATGATGAGCGACTTCATACCTAGATCATACGGCCGCTGCGCCGCTGACTCAAGGGACGATCGTCGATCTCGGATCAGACGCGTAAGATGCGCTGCGCGCCTACAGTGCGCACACGAGGGCGAAGCTGAGCGCGGTCAGCGCGCAGATCACGAGGATTGCCGCGGTTTCGATGCGATCTGTCATGTTTGGTCCGATCCTTGCCAGCCTAGGAGTTCCACCCAGCGCTGCCCGGCGCGCTGGAAGATCTGCGTTGCGCTCCGGTCGCGGCCCGCGATGTGGGGGGTTGTCGTCGTGATGAAAATCCAACCGCCGAGGGTGCGCAGTGCGTAGTCGCGGGGCGAGGGGTGGTGTATCACTTGAACCTCACCTGCACGTAGGGGTAGTTTTTGTCGTCGCACGACAGAATTCGAGTGTGCGCGACACCGTCGCTGGTCAGGATGTACGCGAGCTTCGCACATGTAGTGTCGGCAGTGCGAGCGGTGCTCAGTACGCGTGCGATCTGTACGTCGTTCTCGGCACGTATCACGGTCGCCGCCGCTTGCGGGCCGAAGGCTGTGACGAAAAGTGCGATGTATACGTTCATGTGTCCTCATGTGCGACAAAGAACCCCTCCTCGGCGAGGCGTTCGCGTGCCTCGCGTGCGGACTCGGCGCGCATGTAGATCTGTTCGTGCGACGCCCAGCTCGCCGCGCGGTCGCGCTGCAGCCAGTGGTGTGGCTCACTCGGCATCAGACAGTACAGTCTCTGCCCGGTTCCCCAGTAGCGGCCGCTCGAATCGTAGCCTTGTGAGTTGATGTGGGTGCGTGTGACAGTCACGTTGCGCAACGTGGGCCGGCGGAGGGTGATTGTAGTGGGGTAGGTCATCGGGACGTTCCTTTCGTGCACAGCGTGTAGATCATGAGGTCGTGCAGGAGTCGCGCGTAGACTCGCGAGTGTGTGTCGCGCGAGAACTGGACGGCGTTGAGTGCGGCTCGGACGAGGGTGTCGGATGGGGTCAGGCTCATGGTACGTAATCCTCTCTAACTGATTCTAACGCGGCCTCGTATGCGTCGTCAATGCCAGTGAGGAGCTCGTCGGCTACGATCGACAGATCTACAAGCGTGCAGTCGCTGTCGATGTAGCCGTACGCCCACAAGCCGAGATTGTGTGACTCGAGCGCGTAGGACGGATCACCGTAGTGCAGATCCCACTCTTGGCCCGATACTTGCAGTCGCACGGACAGACTGCCGTGCTGTGCGAGCGGCTGTAGGGAAATCAGGGCTTGGACAAGATCTGGGTGTTTGGGTTGAGTCATGTGGGTTCAGACCTCCTTCCGTCACCGCGTACGCAGGGGGCCGTGTCCGGGCTTACAGCGATCGATGTGATCGCACATAACGACCTCACAACGGAGCTCGTGGCCGCACCTGTTCTCGCGACACGGCAGCATGCGCACGCTGTAGGTCTTGAATAGACTGTTGAACTCGAGTCCGAAATCGTACCCGGTGTCGTTTGCTTGTTTTTGCGCGAGGGCGCGGGCCTCTTTGTAGCTTTTCATGGTTCAGACCTCCTTCAGTGCGCGAACGACGCGATGGCCGTTGCGTATGTACGTGATTGTCGTGTCTTGGATCAGCGCAGTCACGAGCGAGCCGTGCTTGCAGACGCGCTCCAAGGTGTGCGTCGAGAGACTGTGCCAGCCTTGTGCGAGGAGCGTCTCGATTGCGAGTGCTTGTTGCGTCGTCACATAGAGAGTATGAGACAGAGTCGGAAGCGGGGTCAAGAGGATTTCAGTCGATTTTGAATTTGCCGGCGTGGGCGGCGCAGAACGCGCGCGCGGCGCGCAGTGTGCCGAATTCGACGCGCTGGCCTAGGGTGTAGTGTCGGTGCATGGGCGGGCATTCGATCGTGGACTGTAGGGCGCCATCGAGACCTCGGATCTCGAGAACGGTGGAGGGGGTGGTGTGTGTGAACGCTTCGGTGCAGATCGCGAAATGTTTGCGGCGGGCCATGTGCGTTCCCTTTCAGTCGATCTCGATGTGTGCGAGCGCGTTGTTCGTGTTCTCGAGTATATGACAGAGCTGGAAGCGGGTCATGCATCAAGACGAAGTTTTTTCGTGTGGGCGGAAATTACAGTGGAGCTGGAACTACTCGTCGGGTAGGCGCACAAGATCGCGAGTGGAGTTCCAGTGGTCCGGGGTGGGCGTGGTCAGCCAGTGCTCATTGCCGCCTCTACGGAACGCCAGGAGCTTGCGTGCGATGGGGACCGTCACCCAGTGGCGGTTCCAGACGTAGGCCCACAGGTAGGCGCAGAAGCGGGCCAAGGGGTCGGAGCAGTGGTGCATGACCCTACGTTGTAGGGTCATTATCTCCTTCGGGGGCATGGAGGTGTGAAATCGCGCGAGCGGTTCGTCGGACGAAGTACCTAGGAGGCGGCGGCGGGGGGCGACACGCCATGCGGGGTAGGATTCTTCCGGGAAGTAGGAGCTGGTGAGGCGTAGGCCGGTGTAGTCGCCTGGCGGGATCTGTGGCATGTGGCCGCCGGTCTCGGCGGGGATTCCCGTGCGCTCGTAGGCTTCGAGCACACGGCGGCGGTGGTCGCGCGCGACTCTGCGGCGCCACAGTTTGGCGACGCGGTTTTCCTCAGGTGTGAGTTCGCCGCGCCACTTCTGTTCGTAGAATTGTGGGCCTGGGTAGTACCCCCGGCGCCAGCGGTCCGGGCGGGGGCGCTCACCATCCCACAGTCCCACCCAGCCCAGGATCTGGTGCTGCAGGCGTAGGTCGTATGCCTGCGGTACGTGGTCTGTCCAGGGGCAGGGTAGGCGTTGTGGGGTGCCGGGTATGGGTGCGTCGCAGCATAGGTCGCGACACTGCATGTCTGCTCTAAGCTGATTGTGCAGATAGCGTACAGCCAGGTCAATGAGGTCGGCGCCGTTCTCCGGCCAGCGGTCGGGTTGGGTCCGGTTGTGCGCGAGCCACGCACGCGTGCGCGCTATCTGCGCGGCTGGGGCGAGGATGTCGAGCTTCCGCGAGTTGTGCCACCTAGCACCGACAGGGTCTTGTTTCCGTTTATACACCATTTCCAGATTCTCCATGTTCAGCCCACTTCGACCTCTAGATCTAGATCAATTTTATGGGCACCTTTTTTCGCGTGGCCCCTGTGCAGACATAGGCTACAACGATGTACCATTGTACGTTCTAAGAAACGTCCGCGCAAGGACCACGCGAAAAAAGGGTGGGAGTGGGTGAAAAACGCGTACTTGCTTTCGACTACGTACGTAGTACGCATTTTGCTTACACCGTCACTGTAATTCACGCACCCCCAGCAGAAATTCCACCCCTAGCTCCGCTCCCACACATGCCCCTACCAAACACACCCTAGTTCCAGATATTCCACAATCTCCACATTTGCCCACATCTCCAGACTTGACTTTCGCTTCGAAAATTGTTACGCTCACTCTGCGCCTACGCTTAGGCGATGAGCGTAAAAGACACACGTCGGGGGGAGTCGGGGGTGTAAGGTCTTTCCCAGCATTCGTGTACGCACCTACATCCGGCACCAGTACCGGGACAAGTGAGCGTATGTAGTACGTGTGTACGGGAGTAGTTGGCACGCGCGTATGCGGTACGTAGTAGTTGGCATGGTACGTATGTAGTACACATGCCACGTGTAGTTGGCATGCAGATGTAGTCTACATGTAGTTGGCATGCACCAGTGCCGGTGCTACACCTACATGTGGGGCTAGCGGTGGCGCTACACCTACATGTAGGTGTAGTGCGCTCGAGCTGGGCTAGTGCCAGACCTGTGCGTAGGGGTGGCACTACACCTACATGTAGGTGTAGTGCGCTCGAGCTGGGCTAGTACCATATGTGGGATGGTGTGTGCGGTGTATGCCCCCGGGCCTGGGTGTGGGGGTGGGTGTGGGACTGCGCACATGTCAGATGTGCAGAAATTTTTTTTGAAAAATTCACCAATCCCAGCCCTAGACCTTGCCATACCTGCGAAAACAAGTCAAACTGTATTCATGCTACTTTCCGACGCCTGGCAGCTCTACGCCCAGCTCTACGCCCAGCTCCACACCCAGCTCTCCGTCCAGCTCTACGGCCAGCTCTACGGCCAGCGCCACGCCCTCTCCGTCCAGCTCTACGGCCAGCTCTACGACCAGCTCAACGCCCAGCTCCTAAAACAGCCATGAACCTATTCGCCCAGAACCTAAGAATGATAAGAGTTCTAGCCGAACGGCTAGATCCTGATAATTTGTACTGGGAGCTGCACCATCAAGTCGATCTGCCGCTGTGTGATGTACTGTACAGGCGACTCTACCATGAACTGTATTTTTCGATCGAGGATCAGCTCCGAGAACAGCGATGAACGCGCACCAACTCGACGACCAGCTCTTCGACCAGCTCGGCGCCCAACTCCACGCCCAGCTCCGCACCCATCTCTCCAACCAGCTTCTCTACGCCCAGCTCTACGCCCAGCTCTACTCCCAACTCCACGCCCAGCTCCACGCCGGGCTCCGAGAACAGACATGAACACAAGTCAGCTCCACGCCCAGCTCTCCGCCCAGCTCGACGCCCAGCTCCACGCCCAGCTCTGGGCCCAGCTCTACGCCGAGCTCTACGCCCAACTCTACGCCCAACTCTACGACCAGCTCCACGACCAGCTCTACGCCCAGCTCCACGACCAGCTCTGCGATCAGCTCCGAGAACAGCCATGAATACAGACAAGCTCTGCGCCCGGCTCGACGGCCAGCTCTACGCCCAGCTCTACGCCCAGCTCTCCGCCCGGCTCGCCGACCAGCTCTACGCCCGGCTCGCCGACCAGCTCCGAGAACAGCCATGAACGCGCACCGGCTCGAAGCCCAACTCTGCAACCTGCTCGAAGTCGAGCTCGCGATCGAACTCTCTTGGCGGATTCACGTCGAACTCTGGGCCAAGCTCTGCCCGCAACTCTATGACGAGCACGGCGCCCAACTGCGCGCCCAGCTCGAGGTCCAGCTCCACGCCGGGCTCCGAGAACAGACATGAACACAAGTCAGCTCCACGCCCAGCTCGACGCCCAGCTCGACGCCCAGCTCCACGCCCAGCTCTGGGCCCAGCTCTACGCCGAGCTCTACGCCCAACTCTACGCCCGGCTCTGGGCCCAGTTCTACGAACATCTCAGTAATTTCTACTACCCCACCGTCGAGTTCCGCCAACCCCCAATCGTTGCACGCCGCGCTTGAGCTGCTCTTTCTTGCTGAGCAGCTGCACAGCCAACCGAGGGTCCTGCAAGACCTCGTCGGGGTACTTCGTCTCCACCTTGATGAAATCAAACGAGGGGATCGGGTTCTCGAGCAGGTATCTGTACGCTCCGGCGAGCGCCGAAACTGCATCATCCTTCGATTTCGGGTCCGGAAACCCTTCGAGTTGGTTGAAAAACTGCGTATTCCACGGACGTTCGAGGTAGTGAAGCTCTCCTCTAAAAGCCGCCTTACTGGCCTCGCGGGCGTGCCAGTCCTTGTTTTGCGTGTCCATCACGACACACGGCGCAAACCGGCGAATATCCGTCGCCAGGCGCTCAGCTTGATCGTCGCCCGCCTGCCCCGGATCCCGGAAAATCACCACTGTCGTGCGCGGCCCGTCTTGCTGCGCGCAGCGCAACTGCAACGCTTGCACCGCCCCCGGAGAGTCTCGATGGAACGTCGCGTCCGGAATCACGATTCTCCCGTTGCGTGTCCGGTCCAGCTTTACGCTGACCGTCCAGTCCGGGTTGTCGAGCTTGCCGTCGCGCGCTTTGAAGCTCTCCGGGCGAATCACCCCCGGAATCAGTTCGCCCTCTATCGGCGTCGAAGCGGTATCCCAGCATCTCACGGACTGCACGATATCCGCTGCGCGCCCCTCCTGCGACAAGAGCACGCGCTCGAGGTCCGTCTGCCCCCAAACCTTGAACGCGACCTTCTGGAAGAAGTCCCCAACCCCCTGTCTGACGTTCCAATTCCCCCCGAGGTACCTGTCGCGCTCGACCGCAGTCATAGACTTGAGGTTCGCGAGGTACTCCGGATCCTTGTCCATCAGGATCTGGTTGTCCGACAACAAGCTCGGGATGAACGTCAACGACATAACAGAGCGGGGGTCGTTCTCTACGTAGCGCAGCAACTCCTCGGGCGTAGCCGCCCAAACGATCTCGTCCTTGACCCGGACGTAGTGCCGCACCACCCCCGCCCGCGACATGATTGGGTACCCGTCCTCGCCGATCCACCAGTCGATCAGTGACCGCAAGTAGCAGTCGGGATCAGGGTTTGTCGTGACCGCAACCTGACGCGGAACGTTCGCCATACCTCGAAGGCGGCTGATGATGAAGAAAAACTGCTTTCCTTCGAACTCCGAGCCCTCGTCAAGCCCGATGTAGTCGTACTGCTTAGACTTGTGCGAGACAGCGTCCTTCTCGTGCTGCATGTGCTTGAGCTCGACTCGCGCGCGCGAGCCGTCGAAGACCCATTCAGAGCGGTTCTGATTGAACTTCCCGCCCAAGTCCGGGTAGAAGTTCCGTGTCTCGTCGAGCAACGAGCCGCCACCTTCGAGCATCTTGAACGTGCGCCGGAAGATGATCGCGTTGTAGCCCTTGATGTGACTGTACTTTGCTGCCCTCCAAGCCTGGTACCACGAGTTATGGGTAGGTATGCAGGCGCGAGAGATCAAGTAGGTATGATCGGGGGAGTCGACCGCAATGCACATCATAGACCCGGGATCTACTACCCTCTCGGCCGCTACTATGTAGTGATAGTTCTGGGTCTTGCGACGACGGGGCTGCCAAGCAGCTAGTTTGCGTGGGAGGCGGCACGGCTGAAACGCCGGAGTGAAGTACACAGACCACTTAGGTCCGCAGTCCTTGCCGTAGAGCGATGCGCGGCCCTCGCAGATAGTAGGTTTCGCCCCTAGACTGGCCGCCAGCCAATAGACTGCATCCGCCAGTTTTTTATTGGTGTTGCAGAATTCGACACGCCCGCCCTTACCCTTTTCGACATGCCCGTCGGTGTCTATCAGCCCTTGGAGCAGAGCTAGGCGCTGCCCTGCCGACGCGAGCAGGTACGGCTCCGGTACGTGTTTGACCCCCAATACTCCTAAGTCACGAAGGGTCGAGGTCAGCTTTAGTATCGTTCCCTGCTTGAACGGCTTTTGTGGGTCCCTCTGGCGAAGGCTTCCGAGAGTCCAACCCTCCCGCTCCCACGCCTGCCAGAGTTCGGGGTCCTCGCTGCTGTAGTCGCCAGCATCGGTGTTTCCGTCTCCTAGCCACAGTCCAAGAAGATAAGGGGCCAGCGGCAGCTTCACTTCTGATAGCTCCAGCTGTGCGCACACCGGCACTGCATGATTCGTGCGCCGGGCTTTACGGCCCGGGACCAGAAGCGTGTCCGCGATCTCTTGCGTGGTGCGCACTTGCGGCTCCGGCACACGGCCGCGCCTCGCCCCTGCCTTGCGTTCGGCGTCCGTGCACGTAACCCATTGATGCTCCGCGCAAGCCTGGATGACTTCTCCGTTGTCGAAGGTCAACCGAAAGACCACGGATGGGGTCTGAACGTCGGAGCACCACAGAACAGAGCATGTGCGCCCGTCGCGCCCGAGGACCAGATCCCCCGGTTTTAGGGTGCCGATGGCTCGGGGACCTTGAGGGGTCTGGACTTCCTGTGAGATCGGCAGGGCCTTGCCCCCGCCCGCACCCCCTCCGAATACTAGGATACGTGCCTTGCTCTTGGCCGCCATCATCTGCGGGCCCGGCTGCGGCTTGATGATGCGCGTCTCACTCATCGTCGTCGCCCTGCCAGACCTTCACCTTCGGCGTGGCGTCGAGCGGCGGCGGCGCCTGCAGTTTGTCGAGCTCCCCGAAGTGCTTCAGAAGCAGCATCAAGATCTGCGACTTGTCGACGAACGTGTACGACCAGCGCCCCTTCGCGAAGTTTACGCTCTTGATCGCCGCGCGTAGCGGCGCCGGAAGCTCATCCGGCGGCAACACGCCCCGTTCCTGGATCTCCCCGTACTCCGAGTCCTTGGTGGTGAGCTGGCCGATCAAGTCCTTGATGTCCCACCCGGCCGCGAGCTGCCACAGCGCCTGCAGGCAGCCGTCGCGGATGTCGCGATGCCTATCTCTGCGCTCGGCATGCACCCACGCGATGTAGCGCTGTACGGGGCGATTCTTGAGAATCCCCTCGCCGAACGCCGCCGCGCCTCTGTCGCTGACCGAGTACCCCGCCGCGCGCACGGCAGCAGCGATCGACATGTTCGGGTCGGATAGGAAGTGATCGCAGAAAGCGCGCTCCTGCGGCTTCAGATCGGCGGTGATGATCGCCAGATCGTCTTGCGGGGCGTCCATCAGTTCAGGACCGCGCCCGGCTTCTGCGCATCTTCGAGGACCCCCTCGATCTGTAGAAACACCACAGAGAATTGGGGGTACGCAACGACCGCGATCGGCGCTAGAACTGTGGCTTCTTCGTCTTCGTAGAAGCCGACGGGCTTTTCGCCCTCAGGATCCGCTGCTTGGAGGAGTTTGATCAGCTCGTTTGTGGTCACGCGTGCGCCTCTCGTACATATCTAGCACGATCGAGAGACGCGGGTGCCGAAGCGGATCCGGATGAATGTTAGGGTAGTATTTCGCGAACAGCCGC